GTTCCCGCCGAGCCTGTCGCTCTGCCTACTCCCCCGACCGAAGATCAACTGGTCGAGGACATATCCAATCTCCTAGACGACCCGACACCGGACCCCGTCGAAGATGAGCCGGATGAAGCAGCCGCCCCGCCCGAAGAGGATGACGACCCTCTCGGACTAGGCGCGGAAGACGTTGAAGACCCCGACGAGCCTGAGACGACTGAAGACGAAGACGGCCCTGACGCCGAGATCAAGGGCGGACGCTTTGCACCAGACAACGCAAAGCTGAAGCTGGATAACGGCGAGACGATCACCGTCCGTGAGCTTAAAGATCGTGTCGAGAAGCGCGTTCGTGATTTTCAGCGCGGTTGGACCGAGAAAACGCAGGCCCTTTCCGCCCGCGAAACCGAAGTCAACCAGTACGCTCAATCACTGGAGCAGACTCGCGAATATCTGACTTGGTACGCCGAGCAGCACCTTCCCAAGCAACCCACTGCACCGACTGATCCCAACGACTTCGTAGCCTGGCACAACTACCGGCTCGAAGTCGATAAATGGAATGAGCATGTGCAGGCCTATCAGAAATTCCAGGCCGACAAGGCCGCTGATAGCGAACGGAAGGCAGGAGAAACACAGCAGGAGAAAGCGACCCGTCTCAAGCGGGAAAGCGAAGCCCTGTTCAAAGCCCTGCCTGTGCTCAAGGACCCCGTTAAGGGGGCTGCGGCGTGGAACGCTATCGTAGCTGGCGCAGGCCAGTACGGTTTCACGCCTGAGGAAGTGAACGCATTCGAGGATCACCGCTTTGCCCTCGTTATCCGGGATGCCCTTGGGTATCGCCGGGTCAAGGCAGCGGCCCCAAAAGTGCAGGATCAGGTGACCAAGAAACCTGCCGTCCGTGACGGACGCAGAGCGCCGCCCAACGCTGCGGCTACACGCGAGAAACAAGCCCGGACTGAACGTCTCCGCAACACCGGCAGCCTCGAAGATTTCGTCGCTGCCTCATCCCATCTCTTCGAATAGGAGACACTCATGGCCCAAGCGGCTAACGTTTATGAAACTTATGACGCGGTAGGCAACCGCGAAGAACTGGCCGACAAAATCTGGATGCTGACTCCGGAGGAAACGCCGTTCTTGTCAATGGCTGGGCGCAAGCCGGTCGATTCTGTCCATCCCGAATGGCAGACCGACGCTCTGGCTTCGCCTGATCCCGACAACAACCAGCCGGAAGGCAACGATTGGTCGTACGACGCAATCACGCCGACGACCCGTGTTGGCAACTACACTCAGATCTCCGAAAAGTCTTTCCAGGTGTCCCGTACTCAGGAAAACACCAGCAAGGCCGGTCGGAAGTCCGAGCTTGGCCGCGAAGGCGGCAAAAAGGGCACTGAGCTCAAGATCGACATGGAAGTCATTTGCCTGAGCAATCAGGCGGCTTCTGCCGGTTCTGGCAACGGTGCAACTAACCGCAAGCTTGCTGGTGCTCGTGCGTGGATCGCCACGAACGACAGCCTCGGTGCCGGTGGTTCCTCGGGTTCGTTCTCGAACGGTATCCAGGGCGCTGCGACCAACGGCACTCAGCGTGCGATGACCAAGGCACTCATGGACGATGTTGTCCTCTCCACCGCTAACGCGGGCGGCAAGGGCAAGATTTTCATGATGTCCAACTACAACAAGACCGTTGCTTCGCGCTTCCTCGATGATGCGGACGTTGTTCCGCTTCGTAAGGACGTGGGCAGCGGACAGGCGACCATCGTTGGTGCTGCCGACACCTACCTCACCGACTTTGGGACCGTGACTTTTGTCCCGAACGTTCAGATGACCCGCGCCGGCGCGACTATCGCACGCAACGTGTTTCTGTTCGATCCGTCGATGATCACTGTCGGCATCTTCGATGACATCCAGGTCCACAAGCCTGCCAAGACGAGTGACGCTGAAAAGCGTGTCCTGAACGTCGAATACACCCTCATCGTCAACAACGAAGCGGCCCACGGCGTCATCGCTGACACCTTCGGCCTCTCGGCCTCGGCCTAAGGAGACACATAAAATGGTTGACACTATCGTTCCCGTCTCCATCGCCGATGCGACGACCTACACGGTGCTTTCCGCCAATACCGGCGTCATGCACTACTTCCCGGATTTTACGTCCACTTGCACCGCGACCCTGCCGACTCCCAAGGCCGGACTGTGGTTTGAGTTCGCGTATTCCGGGGTCGCTGCGGATGCGCAGAACTTCGTTCTGTCGAGTGGTTCGAATACGAACTACTTCAAGGGCGGGCTGTGCTTCCTCGACAACGACACCGATGTCGTCGCGCCGATTGCTGGCAATGGTAGCTCCAACTCGAAGCTGACCCTCGTCACTCCGGCTCCCGGCACTCGCTTCCGTTGCGAATGCGCGGACGGCACGACCTGGATTCTGTCGGGCACCGTTGGCTCTGCCACCATCCCGACCTTCGGCGACCAGTAAGGCGGCTCATTAGCTGCTGAGAGGGGCGGGGCTTCGGCTCCGCTCCTATCCATTCACGGGCGCTCCCAGCCCTCAATCGAAGGATTATCTAAATGGCTCTCTCTGCCGGTTCCCCGCAGGGGACGACGATCAGTCGTTTCCTCAACAAGCTCAAGTATGCGTTCACCGATGTTGCGAGCGACATCACGACCGCCGCGACAAGTGACATCGTTGTGATGCTGGACGGTTCGGATAACTACACCCCGAAGTACGCCGACGCGACGAACCTATTCGAGTTGATGAACCTGCCTCTTGGGCTTGCGAATAGCTCGGCGCGCTTCGTTAACGTCACGGACGCTGCAACCTATGCGATCCTTGCCGCTGATACTGGCAAGATTCACATTCTTCCCGACTTCACGGCGAGCTGCACGGCCACCCTCCCGACCGCTGCCGCTGGGCTTGAGTACATCTTCATCAGCAAGGCTGTCGCAGCCGATGCTCAGGACTTCATCCTCAAATCCCCGAGCGCGACGAACTACTTCATTGGCGGCGTGTCATTTGCTGACACGGACGCTGGTGCGGGTGCGGATGAAATCCATGCCGGTGTGTGGTCGAACGGTTCGTCCAACGACTTCCTGACCGTGGTTACGCCCGGTGCTGGAACACGCATCCATGTGATCTGCGACGGCACGAACTGGATCGTCAACGGACAGGTCTTCTCGGCCACTGTCCCGGCGTTCTCCGACACCTGATGACCCGACGCAACCAAAGGCGCGGGCAACAGTCCGCGTCTCTCCCCTCAACCCAAGGAGTCGAAACTGTGACGCAAGTCGCCCTCGACACGACTACGCCTACTTTCCACCTCGACACCAATGGTGTTGCTGCCCCGCCTCCGCCCAAGATGGCTCGGGTCAAACTCCTGCGAAACTACCGCCCGCAGGAGGCGCTCGACCCCAACGATCCCACCAAGAAGACGCGCTTGCCGCCTGTGTTCGAGATCGTCGGTCACTGGAAGGATGCGGTCATTGTCAAGAACAAGCTCGGCAAGGAAGAGGAGCTTGAGCCAGCCAAGTTCGTAGAGGGCGAGCCTGCCCCCTCCTCAAAGGCAGGGGTGGGGTTCCCAGACAAACTCTGGGCAGGGACCATCGCTCGTTTCACCACAACCGAGGCCAAGTACATCAAAGATAACGGCATCGGTGAAATCGAGATCGATGATTAAGCCTGAGAACATCCCCGATGATCAGTGGGAGGTGTTCGAAATCACCCCCCTGTATCGCCGGTCGCGACACTGGATCGACCGTGAGGCCGGGTCCTATGTGCAGAGGACCGAGTTCCTCGCCGATGATCAAATCCAGGCATTGAACGCCGAGGAACGCGCCTCACGGGATGGCAAGCGCTGGTCTGCTGGTGCGGGTTCGGAAAAAGGCGGCAACGTTCCCATGATCCGGGTCGCCAGAACGCCACTCAACAAGTTCTTCGCGGACTTGGCCCCTCGCCTAAAGGTTGGCGATCAAGACTACATGCGCTGGTGGCTTCAGCAGGACAAGAACCAGCCGTTCAGGACTAAGAGCGGGAGGGTGTAAATGGCTTTGGACACCTACGCCAACCTCTCGACTGCCATCGGCAATTGGGAGGAACGCACCTTCACGACTGCCGAGACGGATGAGTTCATCCTGCTCGCTGAAGCTCTGGCAAACCGTCGCCTTGCGGCAGACTATCGCCGGCGCTCAACGTCCACCATCAACACTGACAGCTCAGGCATCGGAACGATCCCTACGGGCTTTGTCGGGCTCACCTCGATTAC